ATCGCCAGTAATGATTAATTCTGTTTCAATTTCCATCGTGCCGCCGGTCTCAAATAAAATCTTCCCGCCGGAAGCCACAACAAAAGTGTCACCGCCATCTTTTCGATAGGTCTTTGGTTGATAGGTTTCATCACTCATTTTATTTATCTCCTATTTCCTGTGGTTGCCCTCCGGCGGAGCAGGATAACCCCGCCGGAAGTAGTCATTTAAGACCAGGTTAATTAAATATTAGGTGTATCCAAAGCATGACTCTTGACGACCAGAATTGCCATCGGCATGGTGACAGTTCCAGTTTTGGTACAAGTCAACTGCAAATATCGTTGTCCGCCGACATACCCGAAATTATAGACGAGATTATCGAGGGTCGTGGAGTTAATGGTCAGGATGATAGCACTGGTGACTGTCACGCCGAGCATGTCCGCCGTCTCAACATTGGCATAGGTCGAATTATCAGCACTATCCTGGAGTGTGAAAACGAGATAGTTGGAACCGGATAGACCAGCATCAACTCCCAGGGCGATCACGATTTCCGCCGAATTCCAATTTACCAAGTCAATGGTATAGGTGGCCGTTGCAGGTGCCGCAATCGGATCGAGCGAGGAGACGATTTTAATATTGTTGTGAAGATCTTTCATGGTTTTTTACCTCCTTATGGTTAATATGGCGGGATGACCCGCCCCGTGGTTTATGAAGTGTAAGTCTTTAAGGCTTTTATAGCCTCATAGAGAATAATTCCACCACCAACTCGACGGGTCGTATAAAATAGGACATAAGGCTTGCTGGTATAAGGGTCTCTCAACACCCGCGTCCCCAGTCGATCAACAATCAGATATGCCCTCTTGAAATTGGCATAAAAGATTGAATAGCTACTACCGGCGATAACGGCCACATTGTCGTCAATCTCAACCGGTTTGCCCAAAAGAGTATCTGGAGCATCCAAAAGAAGACCCGGCCTCCAGATGTAATTTCCATCACCATCCTTAAATTTGCGAAGTACCTGGAGAGTCGAATCGGCCATCAACCATGAGGCCCCATTGCGATAGACGGATTTAAGGGCGTGCTGAAGATCGATGAGCTTGTCCATATCGTTGATGAGGGTCGCATGGCCGCCCGCGATATAACCGATCTTTCCCCAGACATAATTGGCATTGGCAACCATGGTATAGGCCGCGATCCCCTTCGGTTCTGTGACCCCTGTTCCTGTGATGAATGATTCTGACTCCTCCTGGTTGAATACCACGGAGACTTCATCGGCCAACCATGCGCCGATGTCAACCCGACTGTCATCAAGCAACATCTGGGTGGCCGCCGGCATAGCGTAAAGTTCCTTGGTATTGATAGCGATTTCCACCAGAGTTGGCGTACTGGTTTCGGCCCGGGCCGCCTTTTCCGCGACCCATCCAGAAGTCGCTCCACCTACTCCCACAAGTTTCTTGTAAGTATCGGTGCTGATCGTCATCGTTGAACAGATTCGCCGCATGGCTGAGACCGTGATAGCCACGCGGTCAATGGCCTCATCGACTTCCTCTGGTACAGTGAATCCGCCATCGGGATCGCTGAGAGTGGATGCTGAGGCTTTGATTTCAAGGTCTTTCAGGCCGTCATCAATGCCTTTCCTGAACCATTTGTCAAAGGCTTTAGTATGCGCGGCTTTGACCGGATCAATAATCCTTCCGCCCCCAGGAAATTGTTGCCGGGCGACCGCTGTCTCGATAGCTTCCAATTGTCTCTTCATGGCAGACATGGCCGTTAAATCTGCATTGATCCGGTCAATCTTTTCTGCCAGGATCGGATCGACATTTCCTTTGCCTTCGATTTGCTTGATTCTGGCATCGTTCTCCGCCTTGAATTGTTCGAAAGCTCTTCCTATTGCTTCAATCATCTCTTTTAATTCCATTTCATATACCTCCTGTTAAAGTTGTTAGGATTTTCTGACATGCTGCAATTTCTTCTTCCGTTGCACTCTCGGCTTTTAAGCCTCTCGCGATAAAAGCCTTTGCGCTATTCTGAGAGAAGCCCACGTCTCGTAAGGCCTTCTCTATCATTCGTTTATTATGTTCTGGATCAATTTTGTCATCTGCCAACAAGTCATCCGGAACATGGGCGAAGATGGACAGATCAAATTGCGCCTTCGCCGCCTTGCCAGATTCGAGGATAGTATCCACGAAACCCTTTTCCTTCATTTCCTTAGCATCGAACCAGGTTTCAGCCTTCATCATGTCGGCCATTTCACGCTTGCCGATTTTCGTCTTTGCCGTATAAATGTCCTGCATATTAGTGTCGATCTTTTCCAAAATGTCGGCGGTGTCTTGAAGTTCAAATCTGTTGCCGACTGCGACTACCCAACAACAATGTATCATCAGAAGGCTTGAGGGGTATGCCTGGCTTTCGTTACCGGCAAGAACAATGATGCTGGCCGCACTTGCCGCAAGGGATTCAATCCGTACCGTAACTTTGGAGGGATGATTTTTCAAGGCCTGATATAAAGCGATAGAATCTATAATATCCCCACCCGGACTATTTAAGCGAACCAAAAGATTCTTTGATTTTATGGCCGCTATATCCCGAATCAGGGCCGAAATATCATTAAAGGGCCATCCAAAAATATCGAATAAAAATATCTCTGTTTCATCATCCGAGAGGGCCTTGATTTTATAAGCCTCCCTATCATCGATCGGCTTTCCCCATGATGCTGCAATCGCATGAGCGTTTTTCTCATTTCTATACGATAATTTCATAAAAACCTCCTTCAGCCCATCGCCAAAGATGGCTGAAATGGTCTGTCGATTCTGCAACGTTTCTTCATATTTTCCAGAGCCATAAGTGGCTGCAAATTAGACAACTCCCACTATTCATCATCGTCCCCTGTATTTTTTTGAGGTTGCGAATCTTGTTTTACTGTTGAGGTACGAACACGGTATTCGTTACCACCTTCGTAAGCATTTAAGTCTTCCCAATCTCTACAAGTATTTGGGTTTAATATCTCAGTATTTATCCCTATTTGATATGCTTCAAATCTTGCCTTCATATCACCCCGGAGTAACCCACCTACTGAAAATTTAGCATAATGCGTTTTCTTTTCTTCCTCCATTATCAGATCCCGTTTAATTGCCTTCTCAATGTTCACGAGGAGAGGGGTTAGGGCATAGGTCACGTATTGCAGGGAGAACTGTTCCGCACTCGCAAACGTAGCCGTCTTCTCCCCAGATTGAAGCATGGACAAAGGCATCCCAAAAAATAAGTCGACGATCTCTTTCTTCTGAAATTTCCGAGCCTCCATGAATTGCGAATCTTCGGAGGTCATCTGCATTTTTTCCCAAGTCAGACCATCTTCAAGAAGCGCCGTCTTGTGAGCATTTTCAACAGAGGAATAAATTTCGTTAAACGATTCAATTACCGCCTTGGCTTTCTCATTGGTCGAAAAATGCTTATCCCATTTCAATATGCCCCCGAGCATCGTTCCATGGGCGAATAATTTTGCTCCATGTTTCTCGGTTGCCAGGGCCAGACCAATGGATTCCCGCGCGTATTGGATCGGATTGAGTCCCATGAAGCCATTTAGAACGAGCCCCCGGATGTGCATGATCCTGTTGCCTGGGATGGTATCCACAATCGTTCCGGATGATATCTGTCCTATTCCCCCGCCCAGATTCGATTGATCATTATTGGGTCGTCTTACCTTGTAAAATAGGCCGTAATCTGGGGCCTGTATCACTTCTTCAACGGCTCCGATCGCTAAGGGAATCAATTCTTTAATCTGCCTCCCGTCAAGACCGCTTTTTAGGGCGAAAAAATTCCCCCTCAACTCAAGACACGCTATAACCATTCCCCAGAACTCAGGGGCCGTCATCCACTTATTCGGCTGATCGTGGAGGAGTGGGTAAAGATAATGGGTGGTGGCTTTGTTTTTAATGCCCCCGACGTCTTCCATTAAATGACAAGGGAGTTGGGCGACGGAGTTCGCCAGGATTTTCACGCAACTGTGAACCGCCATCGCCCTCATGGCCGAATCACTGGTAACGGATATTCCAGTAGAAGAAGTCCCTCCGCCATAGGTGGAGAGAATAAGCCGGGACAGCTCGTTGCTATCCATTGCTTTTGGCCTCATAATCTGACCGGCAATGCTCATTCTTTACGTCCCACGAAAAGACCTATCGCCATTAAACACATTCCACAGACAGAAAAAGAAACCCACGGCCTATATAAAAAAAGCCCAATCCCAAGGAGGACCAGGCCGCCGAATAACAAAACGTCTGCAAAAATACCTGTACTTTTAGCTAAAAAAGCAGGCTTTCCCATTGGTAATTATATTAACACGGGGTTTTTGATGAAACTCGCTACGATACGTCTATGAATGGCTATGAACGGCTATGGTCGAAGATTGCATATTGACAGGGGTTTTAAAATGGATGATTAAGACGGGGGGGATTGACTAATTTTTTGTTTTTTCCATTCATCAATCAGGTCGGCAGAGGATTCCCAAATTCCGTCTAATTTCCGAGCAGGGAAACCTTCTTTTTTGATCCAATATTTAACCGTCTGCCATGACCGGCGGGTATAAAGAAGGATTTCTTTTTTTCCTACGAGATTTCTATTTACCATATAAATACTACCCTGAAATTATACCCCTTGTTTCATAAATTGAGGTTGTATCGCCTGGGTTCCTAAGTAACCGGTCGAGACCCAACAATATCCCGATGATCCCGTCAATCTTGCCCTGAGAAGTAGCCTTAGAAGGTTTTTTATTCCCCGCGGGATCTGTGGAAATGCTCACATTATCGGCCATCCATCTCAACACGGGATTCCCCCCATGATTCAATTTGAGTCCGAGCAGCCTCCGTTCAAACTCCTGGCAGGGTCCTGCCATTGAAAGGTACCCCATCCCGCAAGCGATAACTTTGGGATCTTTCTCCGATCCGCCCAATTCATCATCGAGTTTTTGAGAAAATTCGTACCCCTGGAAGAGGCGATCCACCGAAATGCTTGAAATCTTGAATTGCAGGCTGTCGGAGATGATCTGGGCCCGGATAAAATCATAATCCATGGCGTCGCCCGCGGTGGTCAGGAGATAACCCTGTTTCTTCCATGATTGATATTGCTCGCGGTATTTGTTGCGCGTGTCGGAGAGTCGCGCCTCCGGGCACCAGACGCGGATCAGGATGTCGAGGAGCTCTTTGTTTTCGGAATCGGGGAAAAGCATCACCCAAATGGTGAGATCCGACACCGCCGAAAGGTCAATCCCCCCGTAACAGGTCCGACCGGCGCAGGTTTCCTCGGTGACGGGTCGGATATTGTTCTGGTCCCAGGTAGCCAGGTCGATCCAGCGGTTTTCCTGCTGCGTCCAGATATTCAGGCGTTTGGTTAGAAAGTTGTTCTGCCAGGAAGGCATTTTCTCCGCGATCCGGGCCTTGTCGCGGAGGTCCTCGATTTTCGTCATGTAACCCGGGATCGGAATACCTTTCTTGTCGATCCCATATCGTTTTCCGCTCGAGCTGATCCCGAGCAGACCCGGAACCGCCTTCACCCAGGTGTCTTCATCGGTCCAGTCGTCCTCCCGTTCGCCCTCGCCCCCTTCCTTTCGCTCCTTGAGGTCTGGCCAATCCTTCTTCGTGTCAAGGGTGTAAATGACCCCAAAAAACGAATCATCCTGGATCGTGCCCTTTAAGATCTGCGTCAAATATTCGCGGGTTTCATAGCAGATGCCGGTCTGGTTGAAGCCGGCAGTGGTGATAATCAGGATCATGGGCTGGGATCGCGCCCCGATCGAATCCGAAATCAGGTCATGGACCTCCCGGGTCGGGTGGGCGTGGAGCTCGTCCAGGCTGGCGAAGTGAGTATCAAGGCCGTCGAGACTCTTGGCATCTGAGGAGAGAGGTTCGCACTTGGAATTTGTTTCCTGGACGGAAAGATTATGGGTGAAATAGGTTATTTTCTTGGCGAATCCGCTTGTCTTAGTAAGGTTTTTGATGTTCGTCCAGACAAGTTTAGCCTGATCACGGGTAACAGCCGCCGAATATACCTCGGCTCCCTCTTCTCCATCAGCGATAAAAAAGTAGCTGGCAAGGCCCGCGGCGATCGTGGTCTTGGCCGATTTTCTCCCGAGCTCGAGATAAGCCCGCCGGAACCTGCGCCTCCCATCCGCCCGATACCATCCCATCAAAACCCAAATCATAAAAACAAAGTGAGACCCGAGGGTGAATTCCTTCCCTTCATATTCCTTCCCCTTCCAAAGCTTCAGAAAGGAGAAAAATTTAACGGCATGGGCGGCCTTCTCCCGGTTGAAGACGAGACCCCGCTCTTTTCCATGCTGTAGATCGTCCAGATGCCTCTGCACGCAGAGTTTCGTAAACCGGCATGCCAGGACCTTGCCCGACAGGACATCGTCAATATAACCTTGCGCCCGCTTCTCTATGGCGTTGATTTCTTTGGAGTCCATGTTCCAGATTATTTTTCCTTTTTCTTTGCGAGTTCGCTAAGAACTTCAACAATCATTCGAAGTATAATCCCCCCACCGATAATCCAAAGCCAACTTTTGGGTTCCAAGCCCCAACCATAAATCATTGTCGCAATGCTTAAAATTAAGACAAGAAAAAGACCAAAAATTCCGGCGATTACCCTTGCAAACATATCTCTCCTCCTTTCTACCTTTTTCTTCCACCCATCCCTTCTTTCAAGAAGTCCTCCGCCTCATCTTTAACCGGTTTAGGCGGAACTTTCACCCGGCTCCGACTCGATGGGCTCATCCCGATCTCGATCAGGGCCTTGACCATCTGCTCGTTCGCCTTATTGATAATCGAGAAATAGGGATTGAGCATCGGGGTTCCCGTGCTGGCCATGACTACCAGACCCTTCTCCCTGACTTTTAACGTGGCCTGCACCCACGTCGACCATGCCTGGCAATAGGAGGCGAAGATCGCCTTATCCAGATTGGTCAGCATCCCCAGGGATTCGAGTTCCCTGGCCATGCGTCTCCATTCCTTCCGGGCCTCCTGGTCAAGATGCCTGGGGCATTTCGGGATGACCGCCGGGGGATGGGGCTCGTTCGGGGGAAGGGGGCGGTGGGTTTTGGCCCGGCCACCTTGTAAAATATGGATGCAACTTGGAATGGGTTTGCGACCTCCCTTGCGACCTCCCATGTAGAACCTCCTTCATTAATGCAATCTTAATGCTGTGTGTGCTACCCTATACCGCTTATCGCTTTCTTTTTCTTTTTCTGATCTTATTCTACCGCTTTAACCCTGGCAGGTCTAATTTTGCGTCCGCATATGCTCACC